GTGCTGACCTGCTCATCATTGACGACCCGCACTCAGAGCAAGAAGGCCAGTCAGGAGACCCTGCGGTCTTTGACAGAACCTACGAATGGTACACATCCGGACCTCGACAGCGTCTACAGCCGGGCGGCGCGATTGTGGTGGTAATGACTCGCTGGCATATGCGAGACCTAACCGGCAAGATTATTAAGTCCTCCACTCAACGCTCAGGAAGCGACGAGTGGGAGGTAATTGAGTTTCCAGCAATCATGCCATCGGGCAATCCCTTGTGGCCTGAGTTCTGGAGCAAAACGGAGCTAGAAGCTCTGCGTAGTGAACTGCCAGCTTCCAAATGGAACGCGCAGTATCAGCAAAACCCAACGTCCGAAGAGGGCGCTCTCATCAAGCGAGAGTGGTGGCAGGTGTGGGACAAGGATCGACCGCCCCCGTGCGAATTTATCATTCAGTCATGGGACACGGCGTTTCTGAAAACACAGCGAGCCGACTATTCTGCTTGCACAACGTGGGGTGTTTTCTATACCCCAGATGACGATGGGGTCACTAAACCCAACATCATCCTACTGGATGCGTACAAAGAACGTCTGGAGTTTCCGGAGCTAAAGCGCAAGGCGTATGAGTTCTGGTCAGAAATGCAACCAGACGCATTTATAGTGGAGGCTAAAGCGGCAGGGATGCCTTTAATTTTTGAGCTACGGGCGATGGGTATTCCGGTTTCGGAGTACACACCGTCCCGTGGTAATGACAAGATAGCAAGAGTGAACGCTGTTGCTGACTTGTTTGCTTCTGGCATTGTATGGGCGCCAGAGACACGATTCGCGGAAGAGGTTATTCAGGAGTTTGCGTCTTTCCCGGCTGGGGAGCACGATGACTTGGTTGACTCCTCCACGCAGGCGTTGTTGCGGTTCCGGCAGGGTGGGTTTATCCCACTGCACTCCGACGAGGACGAGCCGGAGCCGGACTACGGAAGACGCGCGGACTACTACTAAGGGGCGGCATGGCCTTTTTGCAAAGTAACATCCCGCACTTTAAGTGCTGGGTTCGGAAGGAATACACCCACAACCATCAGAAATATCACGGCGAGTTTCTGCATGCGATGGCGATAGCCGTCACCACGATGCCTTGTCGATCTCTGAGCTTTCAGATTATTTTTACTGGCGCAGAAACCTACGACACCGACGAGCCTAATGTGCATGGCGGCGCAATGTGGGCACGGATGCCGATTACGGCGCTTGTGGGCGACACGCCTTTTGAAGAATGGCCTGAAGCAATGCCAACGTATGCGGCACAGCCTTGGGATTGCTCATCCAGCACTCATGCGGTGTATGTGCTAGAAAGGGCAACTCCATGCCCTTGGCTGGCAAAGATAGACGGTAAGTTCTTTCCGGCTAAATATATGTTTACCGTGGACTACACGGAGAGCGAGATTGCTGATGATCCCGCCCAGCACAAGCAGAGCCATGTGATGGAACTGCTGGATGCAGGCAAATGGACAGGCAACATTGTGGCGCTTCCAAACAATCGAGTCAGGGTGACGCACCCAGCTTGGTTTGAGACTGGAGAAGGCGCTCCGGATTTTAGACCGTCACAGCATATCCATTACTCTAAGTCAGATTTGGACTACACGCTGGACGTAAACCAAGTATTCAACAACCTATATGCAGGTGCCCAAAATGATGAAGAAGCAGTCTAAAATGTATGCCAGCGGTGGCAAGCTGAAGATGGTCAAAAACAAAGAAGGCGAAGAAGTGCCTTTTTTTGCGGCTGACGGCGAAGGAAAGATGATGGCTGGCGGTATGGTGCCCAAGACTAAAGGGTACTTCAAGGGCGGCAAGACCAAAGGCTACATGAAGGGCGGTAAGGTTAAATAATGGTCCGTCCTACGAAGAGGGACATCAGGGGCGCCGCATCTCGGGTCTTGAACACCTTTGGCCCAGTCAGGGCGGCGAAAATTGCGAACAGAGCGGGAAACATTATTCGCAACGATATCCGCAATTATAGCGATCTGCCTAAGTTTAAGACCGATGCAAATGTTGGTCGCGGTCGTCGTGGCTCGGTGCTGGCATCTGGCCCCATGCGCTACTCGGAGTCAACCAGAAGCGCGATTGAAATGCCCAAGCTGATGAAAGAGGGCGGCAAGACGAAGCAGGCGATGGCGCGAGGTTGCGGAGCGGCAACCAAAGGGCGCGGCTATTCCAAGAAAATGGGCTAAACATGGCTATTGATAAAGCGGCTTTACCAATGATGGGCGAGATGGAAGAGTCCGCTTTGGAAATTGTGATCGAAAATCCAGAATCTGTAGGAATTTTCGATGACGAAGGCGGAGTCATGTTGGACTTTGACCCGGACGCGGGGATGCTTGTCGGCGCATCTCACGACGCAAACTTGGTCGAGTACCTACCCGAGTCACAGCTAGACTCTCTTGCGTCCGAGCTTGTGTCCGCTTTTGATTCTGACAGGGTTAGTCGCGCAGACTGGGAAGACTCCTACATACGCGGGCTGGACCTGCTCGGGTTGAAGTTTGAGGATAGATCAACGCCTTGGGAGGGCGCCTGCGGGGTGTTCCATCCCATGCTGTCTGAAGCTGTAATCCGCTTTCAGGCGCAAACGATTCAGGAGATATATCCCGCCAGCGGGCCGGTAAAGACCAGCATTGTCGGAAAGCTAACGCCCGACAAGGTGAGTCAGGCCCATCGCGTAGAGAATTACCTGAATTACCTGATTACACAGCGCATGACGGAGTACAGGACGGAGACGGAAAAGCTCCTGTTCTCCCTTCCGATTGCGGGATCTGCATTTAGAAAAGTCTACTACGATCCAAACATGGGGCGCCCCTGCGCGATGTTTGTTCCGGCAGAAGACTTTGTGGTGAGTTACGGGGCTTCAGACCTGTCCACTTGCGAGCGCGCAACCCATGTGATGAAGCGAAGCGCGAATGAAATCCGCAAGTTGCAGGTGGCAGGTTTTTATGCCGACATAGACCTGCCGCCCCCCTCACCCGACATCTCGGAAATCCAGCAGAAGTACAACAGGCTGACCGGAGACTCGGAAAATTATGAGTACGACAACCGGCATACCCTGCTTGAGATGCAGGTAAACCTAGATCTTGCCGGATTTGAAGACACAGACAGGGGCGTGCCGACGGGCATTGCATTGCCTTACGTCGTTACCATAGACAAGTCATCCAGAACGATTCTGTCTATCCGGCGCAACTGGTACGAGGACGACCAGAAGAAGTTGCCGCGACAGCACTACGTCCATTACCAGTACCTGCCGGGACTAGGCTTCTACGGGTTCGGCTTGGTTCACATGATTGGCGGCCTGTCGAAGTCTGCGACATCAATCCTGCGTCAGCTTGTGGACTCAGGGACGCTGTCAAATCTGCCCGGCGGCCTCAAGTCGCGCGGCCTGCGGATCAAGGGCGACGACACCCCAATTATGCCCGGCGAGTTCAGGGACGTGGACGTTCCCGGCGGGGCAATCAGGGACAACATCACCTTCCTGCCGTACAAAGAGCCGAGCGGCGTTCTGTACCAGTTGTTGGGCGACATCGTCAATGAAGGGCGAAGATTTGCGTCTGCGGCAGATGTAAAGGCGGCTGACATCAATGGTGAGGCGCCAGTAGGAACGACACTCGCAATTCTTGAGCGCGAGATGAAGGTGATGAGTGCAGTGCAGGCTCGCGTTCACGCCGCAGTATCCAAGGAACTGAAGATACTGGTAGAGCTAGTAAAGGACTACGGGCCTAGCTCATACCCCTACGAGCCTGACGACGGCCCCATAGTCAGGGAAGACTTTGACGACCGAGTGGATATTATTCCGGTCAGCGATCCCAACGCCGGCACAATGGCCCAGAGGATCATGCAGTATCAGGCGGCGCTACAGCTTTCCATGCAGGCGCCGCAAATGTACGACATCCCGCTCCTGCACCGTCAGATGCTGGAAGTTCTGGGCATTCAGGATGCGGACAAGATTGTTCCGACTGAAAATGACATCAAGCCTACCGATCCCGTCTCGGAGAACATGAACATTATCAATGGCGAGCCTGTGAAGGCGTTCATGTATCAAGACCATGAGGCGCACATTCAGGTTCATATGTCCATGATGCAGAACCCGGAGATTATGGCGATTGCCAGTCAGTCTCCAAACGCGCAGGCGGCACAGGCCGCTATGGCCGCGCACGTTTCTGAGCACGTTGCGTTTGAGTATCGGCGCAAGATAGAGCGCGAGCTAGGCGTAGAACTTCCGCCGCCAGACGAGCCGTTGCCTGAAGACATCGAATACCGCCTGTCCAAGTTGGTGGCGCCAGCCGCCGCACAGCTTACTGGCAAGGCGCAACAGCAGGCTCAAGCCGAGCAAAACGCGCAGATGCAGGAAGACCCTGTCATCCAGATGCAACAGCGCGAGCTTGCGATGAAAGAACAGCAAGCGATGGCGAAGGCCCAAGCGGAACAGCGATCTCTCGACATCAAGCAACAGCAAGCGATGGCTAAGGCCCAAGTTGACATCGTCAAGTCACAAGCCGAAATGGCTAAAATACAGTCTGACCTAGAAAAATTCCGAGCAAAAACCGAACTCGACTACGAAAAGATGGATCAGGAGGAGAGGATTGAGGCGGCGAAAATTGCGGCCAAGGTTGAGTCCCAGAGAGAAACAATGGGCGCGCAGGCGGAAATGGAAGGATTTAGGTCAGGATTTAATTTAGTAAGGGACTTGCTAGACGATGAATAAACGTGCTACAAATAACTTGTTAGGAGCACTGCAAGAGATGTTTCGTAATCATATGAACGAGATTACGGACCATATTGCAGGTGGCGCCTGCAAGGACATGAACGATTACTCTCGCTGTGTCGGCATTATTGAAGGCTTAGCCTATGCCGAGCGCGAGCTTCTCGACCTGAACGACAGGATGGATCGAGAATAGTTTCGTCACATGATGTGACGCTAGGCGACTCCGAACGCCAACTTTCGGTGCAGGGACGTACACCATGACGCAGGAGCAAAGGCAAGCAAGCCAGCTTCCAGAACCCAAAGGGTACAAACTACTTATCGCACTGCCGGAACCCGACGAAAAGACGGAAGGCGGCATCATCAAGGCCAGAGAAACATTGCACATAGAGGAAATTGGCTCTATCTGCGGGTTTGTCTTAAAAGCCGGACCAGACGCATACAACGACCCCAAGAGATTCCCCAACGGCCCTTACTGCAAAGAGGGCGACTGGGTGCTCATGCGTTCGTACAGCGGAACTCGGTTCAAGATACACGGTAAGGAGTTTAGGCTCATTAACGACGACAGCGTTGAGGCTGTTGTGGATGACCCAAGGGGGATTGAAAAGGTATGAGCGAAGATCAGGCAGTAGAAGAGCGAACATCTCAGGAGGAGCGATTCCTCGGGGTGCGAACAACTATTGGCAAAAAGCCGGGCGAGGAAGAAAGCAATCTCAATCTTGAAATTGTTGACGACCGAGAGCCGGAAGACCGCCGACCGCCATCAAAGACGGCAAAAGACGACGACGATGACGACGACGAGCTTGCTGGTTACAGCGAGAAAGTCAAGAAGCGCATCAACAAGTTGCGTTACCAACAGCATGAAGAGCGCCGTCTGCGCGAAGATGCTGAGCGTATGCGCGAGGAGGCCATCCGGGTCGCCCAGCAAATTACGCAGGAAAACCGCAACCTACAAAACATTCTCCACAAGGGCGAGGCGGTACTGCTAAGCCAGATGCAGGACCGGGCGAAATACGCCTTGGCTCACGCAGAATCTGCCTACAGAAAGGCCGTGGAGGAAGGCAACACAGATGAGCAGATAGCGGCCCAAAAGGCTCTAAATCGCGCTCAAATGGAGCATGACGCGGCGCTTCGCGGCAACTCGGACTACAGCAACCGCTCTCAGCAGTATGCTCAGCAACAAGAGCAGTGGCAGAAAGAGGAGCAGATGGCTCGGCATTTTGCCCGGCAACAAGCTCAGGTAAATGCAAATGTCCGCAAGCCGTCAGAAAAAGCCCTGTCTTGGGCCAAAGAGAATCAGGAGTGGTTCCAACAGCCGGGCCACTCAGAAATGACCGCTTTTGCGTATGGCGTACACAACCACCTTGTAGAGGACGAAGGAATCCAAGCCGATTCCGACGAATACTACGAGGCGCTAAATGCAAGAGTGCGGAACAAGTTTCCAGAATACTTCGGGGGAGAATACTCCGACTCGGACAATCGGTCCTCCTCGACCCCCCGTAGTCCATCCGTGGTGGTGGCGCCTTCCGCAAGGAATAACGGCGCTAAGCCACGCAAAGTGAGGCTGAGTCGAACTCAAGTCGCCCTCGCAAAGCGGCTTGGGCTTACTGTAGAACAGTATGCCAACCAGATACTCAAGGAGAATCAGTAATGGCAGAAGAGCGCACCACGCGGGCGGCTGAAGCCCGAGAAGTTGAACAACGTCCATCGGACTCTTGGAAGCCTGCTTCCGTACTACCAACGCCAGATCCGCAAGACGGCTGGGTATTTCGTTGGGTACGCACCAGCACATTGGGGCACGCTGACAACACCAATGTTTCTCAAAAGTTCAGAGAAGGCTGGACTCCCGTGAGAGCGGAAGACCACCCGGAACTGAGTGTCATGTCTGACATTGACTCGCGATTTGAGGGCAACATCGAAATCGGAGGCTTGCTGTTGTGCAAGGCGCCCGAGGAGAAGATGCGCGCCCGCGAAGAGCACTTCCAGAGAATGGCGGCAAGTCAAATGGAATCCGTGGACAACAACTTCCTCAAGCAAAACGACCCCCGAATGCCCGTTCTGAACCCAGAGCGGTCTACTCGGACAACCTTTGGTCGAAGCTGACTCCCGTAAAACGGAGCGGCTTCGTTAGCTACAATCCTTTAAGGAGAGATAAATGGCTACTACAGCTACTCCAATGGGTGCGGAACCTGTCGGCACGCTCAGTGCTTCTGGTTCTTTCACCGGGAAAGTGCGCCATATTAAGATCGCCTCTGGTTACAACACGGCTATCTTCTATGGTGACTTTGCAAAGCTGGTTTCGTCAGGAACAGTGGAAAAGTCGGTCATCACGACTGCCGCTGTTGCGGGTACTGTCGGCATTTTTGTCGGCTGTGCTTACACCGACCCCAGCACCAACCAAAAGACCTTTAACCAGCAATGGCCTGCCGGTACGGTAGCGTCTGATGCGGTTGCTTACATCGTGGATGACCCCAAGCTGGTATTCCAGATGCAAGGCGACGGATCTATTGCTCAGACTGGTCTGGGTAATAATGTCCAAGCTATCAGCACTGCTGGATCAACCTCAATCGGTCGCAGTAAGAATGCGCTGGACGCATCCACTATTGGTACGAGCGACGCGCTCCCACTCCGCATCGTTGACTTTGTTGACGGGCCGAACAGCGCAGTAGGTGATTCGTTCACCGATTGCATTGTGACTTGGTTGCCCGGAAGCCATGCTTACGATACGGCCGCTGGCGTTTAAGGAGACTTAGGAAATGGCTATTTCACGCGCACAAATGCTGAAAGAACTGCTCCCCGGCCTGAACGCCTTGTTCGGTCTGGAGTATGAGCGGTACGATGACGAGCACACGATGATTTACGAAACTGAATCATCTGAGCGTTCGTTTGAAGAAGAAGTGAAGCTGTCTGGATTCGGTGCGGCACCGGTCAAAGCTGAAGGCGCGGCCATCAGCTACGACTCTGCACAGGAGTCTTTCACTGCTCGCTATAACCACGAAACCATCGCCCTTGGCTTCTCCATCACTGAAGAAGCTATGGAAGATAACCTGTATGACTCTTTGTCTGCTCGTTATACCAAGGCGCTGGCTCGGGCTATGGCTCACACCAAGCAGGTTAAAGCGGCCAACCCGCTTAACGACGGCTTTACGTCTTACAACTCTGGTGACGGCGTAACGCTGTTCAGCACGGCTCACCCGCTGGTAAACGGTGGCACTAACGCCAACCGTCCTACCGTTGCGGCTGATCTGAACGAGACCTCGCTGGAAGATGCTGTGATTAACATCGCCGCATTTACCGACGAGCGTGGTCTGCTGATCGCGGCACGTCCTCGTCGTCTGATCGTTCCACCCGCGCTTCAGTTTGTAGCAACTCGCTTGCTTGAGACTGAAGGTCGAGTTGGCACGGCTGACAACGACATCAACGCCCTTCGCAACAACGGTTCGATTCCGGAAGGCTACTCTGTCAACCACTTC